ATGTGTCAGAGTCAGATTCCGCTGGTGATGCAGAGGTTATCAAGGCGGAGGACGTATTGTGAGCTTGGGTAATCTCGATAAAAAAACAAAAGATAAAATATATCAGATATTATTCGAGTACAGAGTTCTTACTCAAGCTGCTCAATTAAATATTGCCAGAGGTCATACAAAATATGATGGACTTGAATGTTATCAATCCGTACTCGACGCAAAAGTAGCAAACGATATTTTTGAAGTCATAAAAGAGCTTAAGTTAAAAACCATTGAGGATTGGTATTATGACTTAATTGACGACACAGAGGAAACAATGGATTTAATGAAAGAAACTATAACAAAAAGGAAAAATAATGCGTGAAATAAAAGTTAGGGCTTGGTACAAGCCATATAAACAAATGTGTCAGGTTGAATCATTACGATTTGATGGGAATGGAGTTTATACAGCCGTTCTTATAGAGGAGTCTTTTTATGACCGAAGACTTGTTGAGGCAGACGAGATTGTTATTGAGCAATTCACTGGATTAAAAGACAGGAGCGGTACAGAGATTTATGAAGGTGATGTCGTAAAAGTCGAGGGAGATGGAGAGATCTATCGAGTTGAGTGGATTTACAGTGGGTTCGGTCTTGAGCCACGGTATAATTCGCCGCGCTATCCAATATTAGGCAATGTTAAATTACGCAAAAAAATTGAAGTCATAGGGAATATTCACGAAAACCCTGAGTTGTTAGAAGAGAAATAATTATGGATAATGAAACGTTGAATTTTGTTCACGAAATTGATCGTGTCGACAATAGATTAGGAGAAGTTAGAAAGATTCTCGATTATCTGGAAAAAGAAGATGACACGTATCTTGGGACAGTGGAAATATTGGTGGGCTATCGCGAAAAACGCTCTATGTGCTTAGAAAAAGAAACTGCAATAAATGTGTTCGCTGGTCTAGAACACTATTATAGTAAGCGTTTAGAAACGTTGACAAAAGCTATAGACTTAGATGCACTTGAAGATTCATTGGAGAAAGAATGACGACGAAGGTCAAATTTGATATCGCAGGTCAAGTACCGAGCAAAAAGAATAACAAACGACTTCTAAAAAATTCTCGAACAGGGAAAATGTTTATCGCGAGTAGCGAGAAGTTCAACGAATGGCACAATCAAGCTATGATGGATTTGTGTTTCAGACTGAATAAAGACAGGGGTATCTTCCGCGATAAGCAAGTGGAGATAGAGCTAACGTTTTACAATAGCGACAATCGACGGTATGATCTCGATAATATGACCAGTAGCGTATTAGATTTACTAGTTGACGCTGAGTTTATCGACGATGATTGTTGTAGAGTTGTAAGTAAAGTCACTGTTATTTTCGGCGGAGTAGATAGACAAGCGCCTCGCGTTGAAGTTGAGATTAATAGTGTTGATACTAAGTAAATATGCACCTAAAACTCATGTAGCGAGTTATGCTATAATAATCATAGAATTGCGGATCGAAAGGTCCGCTTTTTATTTGGAGAAATATCATGACAACCAAGAAGACAGTGAAAAAGCGCGCTCCCAACAGGGGAGGACAGCCGACAAAATACAAGCCAGAATATTGTCAACAACTGATTGACTATTTTTCAATTGATCCTACAAAAATCACGGAAGATGAGACAGTTTCGTCCGCTGATGGAGATAAACTTATATCTAGAAGGATGCCTCAAAGAATGCCGTGGCTTGAAGGGTTTGCTCGAAAAATTGGTGTACATCGCAATACTTTGAGGGATTGGTGTGACCTTCATCCAGAATTTGCAGAAGCTTATGAAACCGCCAAAGATTTACAGCGCGAGTTCATAGTCGATGTAGCTTTGAGTGGTGCTGCTCCACCAAGCTTTGCTATCTTTACTATGAAAAACGTTTGTGGATGGCGAGATGAGCGAGACTTAAAACTGAAAAAAGCGAAGGAGGAGGGTAATATTGATGACGAAGAACTCCGAGCAGCCATCTTTGAATAATCTGACTAGGGAAGATATTGTACGACTATGCGAAAAATACTGGGAAACGGACAGAAATAAGCTCCGACAATACTTATTAGCGATATTTAAGAGACGCGAAAACATTCATTTGTTCGGTTGGTTTATTGCACGGCCATATTTTCCGCTAGAAACACCACCGTTTCACAAAGAAATATTAGATCTTATTAGCGACAAGAACAATCGAAGAATAGGCGTTATTGCGCCACGTGGACACGCAAAATCAACCACAGTAGATATGACGTATCCGCTGTGGGCTGGTTGTTTTGAACAAGAAGAATTCATAGTGATAATCAGCGATACTTACACGCAGGCAGCAGAGTTCATCAATGCGCTTAAAGATGAATTCGAGAATAATCCGAAAATTAAATGGTTATTCGGGAATATGAAGGGCGACGACTGGCAAGATGGCGAATTTGTGCTAAGCAACGGCATTAAATACGCCGCTAAAGGCTCTGGCATGAAAATTCGTGGTATTCGTCACCGTCATACTCGACCGACGCTGATGATATTTGACGACATTGAGAACGATGAAAACATCAAGAGCGCTGAGCAACGTCAGAAGCTTTATCACTGGTTCACGAAGGCGGCTATTCCAGCATTGGCTAGGGGTGGACGTGCTGTTGTTATCGGCACGATTCTTCATTTCGACAGCCTTGTGAACAAGGTTATGAAACAGCAAGATATTTTCAAAAGTTGGCAGACGCGAGTGTTTTACGCAATCACAACTGATAAAGATGGAACTGAGCACGCCTTGTGGCCAGAACACCGCAGCCTGGGAAAACTGAGGGCCATGCGAGATGATCCGAGTGATCAAGAGTTCGTTGGAAGTATTGCTTTTGCGCAGGAATATCAGCACAAACCATTCAGCGAAGAAGACGCGATAGTCAAGCCTGATTGGATTAAAGAATGTGAACCTAGCCAAGCACCAGACGAGTATTCTCGCCAAGCTAGAGTGTTGACAGTTGACCCAGCCGCAAGCGAAAGGCAGACTGCCGACCCGACAGCTATGATTGTTGCTGACCTAGGAGCTGACGGCAATGTTTATGTGAGAGCAATTCGAAATCAGCGAACATCACCAAGCATAACAGCCGAAACTATTCAAAATCTTTACGAAACATATCAGCCTCAAGTTGTCGGAATTGAGCAGGGTGCGTTAGGATTAGTATTCCGCGACTTATTAGCGGGATTGCCAGTCATTGGATTAAAACCAGATAAGGACAAGGTGCGACGATTATTAGCTGTCAGTAGATTTTTCGAGGCTGGAAAGGTGTTCCTAGTCAGGGATATTCAAAACGGACAAGCACTAAGAGAACAGCTAATAGAATTTCCAAAAGGTACACACGACGACATGGTTGACGCGATTGTATACGCGATTCGAATGTTGCTTGTAGATGGATTAAATCAAGGCGAAGAAGGTTTTGACGAGAGCGGTTCGTATGTGTCAAAAGATGATGATTGGTCAGAATCGGATTTCGTGATATAATCTAAGTTATAAATTGCGGTTACTTAGCCGCATTTTTCTTTTTGGTGGAGTAACTGCTTTATTTCGAGGAGCGAAAGAGTGGCACTATTCAAGAAAGACGAAACACCAAAAAACCTGACTAGCGAAATTGGCTTTGCTGGAGATATTGTTTTTGAGAGCTTTGACAGAGAAGAAGCTCGTACTGACGAAATTAGTATTAAAGACTATCGTAAAATGCTCGACAGTGATACGACAGTTGAAGCACTATACAACATCTTTACTATGAGCATTTTAGCGGCAACATATCACATTGACGCTGATAGCGAAGATGTGAACGAAGTGCAAGCTGAGTTTGTTCGCCGAAATCTTCTAGAGCCGCCACATAAAGGTGGAATGCAAACGCCAATGAATCTGTTTATCGATCAGTCGCTAATTGCAATTTATGAAGGATTCGCTTTATTCGAAAAAGTCTATGAATTAAGAGATGGCAAGCTCGTGTTGAAGAGGCTCGCTCATCGCGACAGCACTACATTAACTCTAATCAGAGATGAAGTTGGTGGATTTGGTGGAGCTAAGCAGCGAACGGCAGATGTAGACGGAGCTACTCAAGAAGTGACAATTCCTGCTTATAAGTGTTTTCTCTTTACTTACGGCAAAAATCGCAATTATCTCTATGGCCGTAGTGCTTTTAAGTCGCTGTATCCTCGATACGATAAAAAACGTCGACTCGAGTATCTTGACAGTGTGGCTTTGCAGGCTGATGCTATAAAGCCAAAAGTTTTGAAACGAACTGTTGATGGAGTAGTCTCTGAGCAATTAAAGAAGGCGCGAAATAAAGCACTGGAGGTGCTCGGTCGTCTAGGAAAACACAACTCTGTAGCGTCTATTCCGTATGGTTATGAATTAGACGTGCTTAATACAGAAGGACGCGATCCACATCAATCAATCGAGCGACAAAACTCAGAGATGGCACGAGCATTCCACGCTAGCATTGTTCTGACAGCAACTCAAGGTTTGGCTAGTAATGTAGGTTCATATAGTCTAAGTACTAATCAAAAAGACTTGCTACAGACTGCAATTACAGGCGTTATGCGACTACTAGAATCGCATATTAATCAATATCTCATCGCTGATCTCATCGATTTGAACTTTGCAGAGCGACACTATCCAGAATTTCATTTTGACACACCTGACGAATCTATTATTTCGGCAGTGTTTGAAGCGTTCAAGCTGCTCGTTCAGAAAGACAGAATATCAGATGACATCGCCACTGGAATCGAGGAATCAACAGCGACTCGATTAGGAATTGACCTAGACGCGATTAAAAAACGTCGTCAAGAAGAACCGAAAGACGAAAAAGCAGACAACGACGATAGCGACAACGATAAGAGCGGAGGTAATGGCGGCAACGCCGACAAATTTCTAGACGAAAATGACAAGATTGACGAAGTTGTCCCGTCTGAACCTCACGAACACACTACAATCAATCGAGATTTAACAGATGCTGAAAAGCGCGTCAAGTTCGACGCTATTGAAAAGTGGATGGCCGAGCAGGAGGCGAGTTTTGAAACCGTGGCGACCGAAGAATTGCGTAAAGCTGTTGCTAATATTTCGCTTGATGAGGTGTTCTCGCTGCCAGCTAGCTATACGTCATTAATCGCAAAATATTATCGCACGGCTTATAATTACGGCAAGTTGTCGGCTGCAGACGAGCAGAAACTACCTGCACCAGCTCTCAAAGCTGAGCTTAAAGCTCGCGAGAAACAATACGTGGATTTTATTATCAATCTACAAACCGAAGACGTACGCAATATTATCGCTGGTGAGAAACTGAAGCGACCAATCAATTTAGCTGACGACGACGTTGACGAGGAAGTTGTCGATACTACTGGCTCTAACAGCATTGACGAACCAACCCGCCGCGCAATGCTTGAATCAATTGAATCACTGGCAGGGGCCTGGATCACTCAAGCAGTGCTCGGCACCAAGGGTACTATTATTTCTCAAGGCATGAACGACGGGCGCGACGACAGTTTTGCGTCATTTGACGAAGATGACGACACGGCTGTTTATCAATGGTCGGCACTGATGGAAAAAAACACTTGTCCAATTTGCGCAGAATTAGACGGCAAAGTAATATCTGCCAATGAGCGTAAAACAATGTTTCAGCGACCACCAAAGCATATCAATTGTAGGTGTATCTGGACGAGAATATCGGCGCTGAACAAGGAATACAAGCTGCCGGCGGTGACGGGTATTGACGAGAAGCTTGTCGAGCGGCTGGAATATATTCAGAGGACGACCAAGACCGAGTTGGCAAACACAATACCCGGAGCATTGAAGTACACAAAGACAGAATTGTCGAGCATTGAGTCGTACAAGGGGAATGGATTCGCCAATATCAATCAAGTGTTATTAGGCCGGCGGGCAATGAATGTCTACGCTGAAACTGATATCAAGCAATTAGACAAGGCGATTAAAAAGACGACGCTAGAGAAAGACATTGTACTATATCGCGGTGTCGGGCTGAAAAAAGATTTGAAAGTAGGAGATGTAATTGACCATCCAAATTATGCATCCACTACGACTAGCATGGGCGTCTCGGCAGATTTTGCCGAGCATGCGGATCATCGTAAGTATATATTGGAGTTTACCGCACCGAAGGATATGCCGTATTTAAACGTAGAAAAAGTGCTTGGCGATAATGGCGTTACCTCGATGCTAAATGAGGGCGAATATTTGTTGTCGAGAGGCAAGAAATTTGTTGTAAAAAGCATCAAAAAAAGAGATAATGGAGTTAGTATAGTAAAAGTTGTTATGACAGACGATACAAAATACTTGAGTGAAGACAGCCAAGACGATTTCACCGAAGAGGAACTCGCCAAATTTGACGCTGCCATCGCAAAAGCCAAGGCGGATAAGGAAGCGGGCAAAGAATTAAGCCCGACGGCACGCCGGCTGCACCAAGTATGGCAAATGGAGTCTGATTATTTCAACGAACATCCTGAGGCTATCAAGTCTAGCGATGAAATCAACAAATAGTTGTTGCTAAACTCACCTTTGTGGTATAATAACCGTAATGAATTGCGATCGTATGTGATCGCAATTTTCTTTTGAAGATCAGGGCTTCACCCGCCAAAGTAACCACTAGACTTTTGCAACACAAACATCTTTGACACTGTTACAGGTTGATATTTGTAGAACTCACACTTTTCTTACATACGATCGCGGTTCAGGCAGGAGAAAAAGTATGTATGTATTTATCAATCGAGATGTGAATGTTGAACTAGCAGATAACGCTAGTAGTAGTTTTAAGAGGTTCAAAAAACAGATTTGTCGATTTGGCGAATATGTTGATCCTAACAACTCATCACGAAAGATGATTTTGGACAAAATTTTTGGCAAACGGCTTAAAGAAAATTTCGATAGTGGAAAATATGGCGTCGTCGCCGTTCCATTGGGACATCCAAAAAGCGCGGCTGAGCTAGCGGCGCTGAACAAGGGCGAAATGGTAGACATGGAGCTTACAGACGAAGGAATTGACGCAGTCATTGAAATCCGCGATGAAGAAACTGCCAAAAATATCGAAAATCACAATATTCCTGACGTTTCAATGGGATTTGAAGACAACTACCTCGATAAAAGAACGGGACAGCGAGTCGGTCCACTCTTAAAACATATCGGTCTAGTTGTCGATCCTTACATAAAAGGAATGCAGCAGTTTATGCCGCTTGCTGATGAAACACCAGCAATATTGTTTAGCGATAGTCAAGATTACGAAAAGGAGGAAGAGGCTATGCATATAAAAGTTAAGAACGACCGCGAATTTGACGTTCAGGTTAAATTCCAGGAAGACGACGAAGAGAAGGTTGTGACAATCGTCGCTGGTACTGAAATTGAAGTACCAGAAGATCAAGCAGAGGCTGTAAAACAGCAAATCACTGACGCTGAGGCACCTGAAGCAGAAGAAGCTGAAGAGAAAAAAGAAGAAAAAGAAAATGATAATGAATTTGCTGATCGAGAAAAAGCGTTGGCTGATCGCGAAGCAGCAATTGCAGAAAAAGAAGCTGCTCTAGCGAAAGAAGCTGCTGAGGCTAAGTTTGATAAGTTACTGAGTGATGGCAAGGTGGTGCCAGCTCAGAAAGAAGCATTTATGGCATTGAGCGAAGTTGCTAGCCAAGAAATCCACCTATCTGATGATGAAACCAAGACTGTTGATACGTTATTAAGCGAGTTTATCGAGTCAAGCCCAGCGCTGAATTTGACTGACGAAAAAGGAGCTGAAAGCGATGACAACGGTGGCGGCGAAGAAGTTGAGCTTGGCGACGAGGATAAGAAAACCATCGAGCGCTATGGCTTGAACGAAGAAGATTATAAAGAAGTAAAGAAGGAGAATCAATAATGACTTTTCTACGACAAGACGGCGATTTGATTTCAGCTCCATTCGGTAGCAATGTAATCAATCGCGGACAACTAGTTACTGTTGACGCTGCAGGAAACGCTAAAGCAGCAGAAGCAGGCGCAAAACCATTTTTAGGTGTTGCAATGGAAGCTACTAGTGGCTTAATTAAGAATGAGGTGCGCGTTTATCGAACAGGTGTGTTCCAGTTGGCGATCGACTCAGTAGCTGCTGCTGACTTAGGTAAAGCTGTTGCAGTTGCTACACCTGACAAGGTTACGACAACTGTTAGTGCTACCGCTCCTGCAATCGGACAGATTGTTGAAGTAATCGATAACAAAACTGTAGGCGTTCGCCTAAGCTAAGAAAGGAAGAAGAGATGAACTTGAAGCAAGTTTTGCAGAATCTTGATACTGTAGTTAAGACAGTATACAAGACTACTAAAAAAGAATACAAAGATCCACTAGCTGGCATTCTTTACGACGTTACGCCAGTTACAGGCGCCGTAAGTAACATCGTTACTTTGAACAGCGTTCCAGGTATGCGAGAATTTAAGTCAGAGCGCAAGCACGGCGTGGCTGACAACACAGTTTACACAATCGCTCCTCGAAAATGGGAGTCAACTCTGGATGTTGAGCGCGAAAAGATTGAAGATGACGACCTCGGTCAGATTCCAAATCAAACTCGTGTTATGACTACTAAGAGCGGTCGTCACTACGGTGCGTTGGCTGTAGCTGCACTTCCTGTTGGCTTTACTGCTAACTTGAGCGACGGCAAGCCATTCTTCCACGCTGATCGTGGCAACTTGGTCCCTGGTGCATTTGGTGCTGGAACATTTAGTAAGGCTTTTGATGCGCTAGTAGGCATGAAAGACGCTGACGGCGATTTGATCAATCCAATCCCAACTCACTTAATTGTTGGCTTGGAAAACCGCGAGGAAGCTGAGAAGATCTTGCTTCGCGAGCGATTGGACAACGGTCAGAGCAACCCTAACTACAAGCGTGTTGAGCTGATTGTTGACCCACGTATCACTGGCAAGGCTACATTCCTAGTTGCGGCTAAAGAAGGTATGTGCCCATTGACAATTGCTGAGCGCGTAAAGGTTGGCGAACCTGTCGCTAAGACTGATTTGAACAGCGACAAGGCATTCGAAACTGATGTGTTTAGCTGGGGCTTGCGCGGTCGCTATGACGCAGCTTATCAGGCGGCACAGTTTATTGTAGGCTTGAAGGGCGTTTAGTCGTTAGTCTTGAGGCGGAGGAGTTTATCGTCCGCCTTAGTCTGAATACTAAGAATATAAAAAGGGAGTTGCGATGATATACTACACGACATTACAAGATATACTCGAAGAAGCTGGACTTCATCATGTTGAAAATGGCGTTGGTCTTAATGGTGCAGTTGATGGCGTAAATAAAGTGTTTACTACTGATCGCAAACCAATTACAGACCGCAACTTTGACGATGCGGTTACAGTTGATGATTTTGTCGTGTTTGTTGACGGAACCCCAGTGAAAGCCGTAAAAGTCGATCCTGCTTTTGGCGTGATTGAGCTAGAAAAAGCACCGAAGGCCGATTCTGTCGTTACTATAGATTATTCATACGCTTCAGTACCTCTAAGGATTGTCGAAAAAGCTCGATTGGCAGCTATGGAATGGATTAACAAGAATATGTCCGCAATTGATCCATGCGCACCATACAACAGAGAAGAGGGTAAGCCTATCCCTGGAAAAGTTGCAGAATTGTGTATGAATTACGCCGCCGCTAGACTTTTAATTCGAGAATACGGCTACAATCAAGACATTGAAGGCACGAGTAAAGACGGCTACAAGCGATTAGAGACTGTTAAAGAAGATTTACAGGAGTTTATGAAGTCTGGTGGTGTTTGTGGCGAAAGTAGCAGCGATTCTACTATTGGATTAGGCTCTATCTCTGCATATTGTGACGGCGACTTGTTTGGAAGATTCTCAGGCACAAGTCGAATTCATGGCGACCGATGTTATGAACGCGAGGATTAGTCGTGAGCTTGCAAATCACATTCTCAGTTGAAGGACGCGACGAAGTCATGCGCGAATTGGATTTGCGCGGACGTAAAGCCAAAAACATACAGACATCACTAAGAGAATCTGCTGAATACATGACAAATGTCATTGATCAGAACTTTGGCTCGCGTGGTGGCGTTTGGGGCAAGTGGAAAAAGCGAAAAAAGGCGTATCCGTGGCAAATACTTGAAAAAACTGGCGCAATGCGTCGAGGATTTCGTAATAAAGTGTCATCAAAGCAGGCTGAGATATCCAACTCGCGCTCATATTTCAAATATCACCAATCACGTCAACCTCGTAAATATATGCCGCGCCGTGTGATGATGGCAATTGAAGAACAGCAGGCGAAAGAGATAACTCGTATATTTCAGCGTAATATTTTTGATTAGAAGGAGAATGTCATGGCAAAATACGTAGATCCAATACTAAAACAAATAAAAGACATCCTAGAAAAAGATGGGCCAGAAATTTTACGCGGTCGATATGGTTACGGCGACCCTGTTGTAATAAATAAGAGCCAACTGACGCGACCGATGGCGTTTATTAGTTTCGACAATGACTATGAAATTCACGATTCAGCAGGAGGCGAAATTGAGAGTAATATGGCGATCGTTTTGTGTGTGGTTGTAGATATGACTAAGGATTTCAATCAGGGGACAGACGCCCGCAGCCACCTCGAATTAGTAGAATTAGTAGCAGCCAGGCACGATGACATGACATTACGAAAAGGCAGTATTATTGGCGCCCTGAGAGCCAATCAAGATCCAGGCGATCGCGTGTGGATTGACGCTGGCGAAGAAACAACAGTAGAGTTTGACGCTACGCCACGAGATAAAGGATTGTTCACGGCTGAGGCTATTGTTAGATTTAAGGTTAAGCACGCACAATTCCGTCCAGATTTATTATCATAGTGTGGTATAATTAGATTAACAAATTGCGGTCTCAAAGATCGCAATTTTTCTTTGAGCACGCTTTTGTTTACCTAGGTAAATAATAAAAGGAGAAAGCAAATGGCTACATTTAGCGGACGAAAAGTTGCTGTTGGTATTGGGCTGGAAGACCCAAACGCCAAAGGCACAGCGGTAGCACCAACTTATGGAGCGCCACATCTGGATATCAGTTTTAAGGACTCGCCAACAAGCAAGATGAACGAGTCGGCGCTCGGCACGATCATCAAAAATAACGGCAAAACCGACGTTTTGGTTGAAGGCGATGGTTCAATATCGACAAAATTGTGGGTTAAAGGTCTGTACTACTGGCTAGCGCTGGCGTTTGGACAGAAACCAACAACTACAGCTGTACAAGGCGACACAACAGCGAAAGAACACGCATTCACACTGCGAGATGACAACAACCACATCTCAGCAACGATGGCGATTAAAGAGCCAAATCTGTCTGCTCGATTTGCGTATGCAATGGCTGATACGGTGACATTTACGTGGACGCCTGACGATTTTCCAAAAGTTGAAGTAGCGTTTAAGTCTCATAAGAGCGTTACAGCTAGCGACAATATCACTTACACTATCGACGATACTGAGTTTTTGCCAAAGCACGCGTCATTCAAAATTGCTGATAATTTGGCTGGTCTTGACTCAGCTCCTGAGGCTAAGGATATCAAGAGCTTGACGTTGACTATCAGCAAGAATCTTCAGCCACAGCAGACTATGGACTCTAAAGACACCTACGGCGAGATTCTAAACGGCGAGTTTGAAGTTTCAGTCTCTATTGAAAAGCTATACCGCGACAGTACTTATCGAGCTATGAGCTATAATGACGAGCGCAAGGCTCTACGTCTGTCATTTGTAGATGACAAGAGCAAAGCTGGCTCGAAGACTAACACAAGCTTGACATTCGACATTGCAGTCGCTGCATTTAGCGGCTATGAGCCAAGCTACGGCGTGAGTGACATAGCTACTGAAAAGATTGACGCTGTTATGCTGCTTAATACCGCAGACTTCAGCAAGTCATTTACTGCAAAATTGGTTAATAAATACACTTATTAGTCTCAAAAGCAAAGAAGAGCCCGCGTATTGCGGGCTTTTTTCTATCTTCTACGGCTTTCGCAGGCAACTCCGTCGCCATCTCTGTCTAAATCTGGTGAATATCCAGGTTCACCGCGGCGCATGTTGCTATATCCAGCGGCACGCGCCTCTTTACAGCTGCTAAAACTTACATCACTAGGTTGAGTTTGCTGCGGAGCAGGAGCGACAGGCGCAGTTTGCTGTGTTGCTGATTTTTCTGTATTGCCAGAGCAGGTGCTTGGCGACCACAAGCCCTTATTTTCTTCACGAGCTAACCTCTGCGCCTCTCTAAATTGAGACTGCCACCTATGAGGGTTTGAATTATACGTATATTCATGACCGTAACCTTCGCGAATCATCGTATAGGCTACATTTGTGCCGTCTTCGAGATAAATATAGAATAAATCTCGTCCGTATTTGTCTTTGCTGCTTTGAGTAGGATCTGCAACTAAGTAAACTGTTTTACCGGCAACCAAATCATTCATTTTTTGAGATGCTTCTCTACCGAAACACTGAACAGGCTTGCGCGGGTGCTTAGTTTCAGGTGTATCAAGCCCGACTAGACGGATTTTGGCGTGGTTTGACGTGCGAATCGTATCACCATCTATGACCTCTGTTACAGTATCTTTTTCACCTTGCTGAAAATTCGCGTCTTGAGCTAATGCTGGATTAAATTTTGGAGCTTCTGGCTGTTTTTCTGGTTGTTTTTGTTGCGGCTGTTCGTTTTTAGTGGACTGAGTGTTGGCGGATTGCTTTTCTGTTTCGCGAATCTGAGCCAGCATAGGGCTTCCTATACTGAATAAAGCAACGACGAGACAGAAAACTATAATACGAGAGATTTTGGATATTTTCTTCCACTTAAAAATAGTAATTCCGAGTAATATGATACTGGCGAGCATTAACGTCGTAGCGGCTGCTTCTTTCAGCCCGCTTGGCAGCCAACATAGAAATATAAGGATTATTGTGACAACAAACCACGTAGGTGCCAATTTTCTCCAATCTGGCTTATTATCGTTTGTATTTTTATTGATAGGTTCCAATGATTTCATATTATGAATTATAGAAGTAATTTGATATAATACAAGTAATAAATTGCGATCTTGTGTCGCAATTTTTCTTTTGCCACAAAACGATCGCTTTAATACAAGGAGGTTACTTCAGTGGAAGATACGAAAACTATTCAACTACCTAGCGGTGGCGAGGCAATTCTGAAAACGGCGATCACTAACCGTACACGTAAAGAATTTGCAAAGGCAAAGGATGACGTAGACTTAGCTATTGAATTAGGTATAAAGGCTGTTCTTGTCAGATATAAAGACGCTGACGGCCCTGAGGCAGCATATGAAGCATTAATGGACTCGACTAGCGGTGAAGACTTCAATGTTATTTCTGAATCCCTGCAAGAAATTTTGGATCCTCAAGCAAGCCCAAAAGAATAACCGCGCTCGCACAAGATTATGAGCGTGCTTATCGAACAAAAACTGCAGCTCCAGAGCCAATCGTTATAGCAGGAATTCTAAAAGACTATGGCTGGACTTACGAAGAATATTTGGACACTCCTGAATGGGTTATAGAAGCAATCATGGCGAAACGAGCCGTCGAAAATAAAATAGAAAGCGAGTCTTACGACAAATTATCAAAAGGACGTAATTAACAATGGCAAGTAGCGAACTAACACTAGTAATTAAAGGAAATAGCTCACAATTGGTTTCGGCTTTATCAAAAGCTGGTCTTGCTGTTGATAATTTTACTAACAAGTCAAGTAACTCTAGCGATAAGACGAAAAATGCATTCAGTGGCATTAGCGGTGCGGTTACAGTCGCTGCTGGTAATTTAATTTCTGCTGGAATTCATAAATCTTTTGATATGATTAATAGCTCTGTTGATGGAGCTATCCGTCGTGTAGACATTTTGAATAATTTTCCTAAGGTTATGAGTAACCTCGGAATTTCTGCTGACGCCTCGAAAAAGGCGATTGCTCGAATGTCTGACGAGTTGAAGGGATTGCCTACATCACTAGATAGTGCAGCTATGTCTGTACAGCGATTAACATCGAAAAATGGCGATGTCGGCAAATCCACAGACATGTTCTTAGCGCTTAATAATGCTATTCTAGCGGGTGGCGCACCAATGGACATTCAGGCTACAGCAATCGAGCAGATTTCGCAGGCATACGCAAAAGGTAGACCTGACATGATCGAATGGCGCTCGTTACAGAGTGCTATGCCAGCCCAATTAAAGCAAATTTCAAAAGCATTCTTCCAAAATGGCGCAGCTATCGATAAATATTTAGCAAAAGCTCGCGAATATGCAAATAATAATCCGATGTCTTCGACAGGGAAAGAGCTTGTCGAGCAATTAGAGGCTGTCAAGAATGGCACTGGCGACATGACGACTGCGCTCGGCACGTCCATGCGAACGGGAATTGTGTCAATGGACGAATTCATGGACACGATCACAAAATTGAACACTGAAGGTGTTGACGGATTCCAAAACTTCAAAGACCAAGCCAAAAATTCCACTGGCGGAATTCAGACCTCTATAGAAAATATGAAAACAGCTGTCGTTCGTGGTGTAAGCAAGATTATTGGCGCTATTGGTGGTGGAAACATAACAGGAGCAGTGAGCGGATTTGGCTCTGGAATTGAGAAAATGCTTGGTGCGATTGCTGGATTGATTAATTTTGTAAAAGATAACAGCACTGTGTTTACTGTAATAGCTGTGGCTGTCGGAATATTTGCTGGCGCGGTAATTACCTACAATACAGCTGTATCTCTGGCTAGTGCAGCCTCTAAGGCTTGGACAGTGGCTACACAGGTGGCGACTGGCGTCCAATGGTTATTTAACGCAGCACTCAACGCTAATCCATTAGCAATAGTGGCTGTAGCTTTAGCGGCAGTTACAGCTGGATTAGTTTGGTTCTTCACACAAACACAAGTTGGACAGGACATCTGGAACGGATTTGTAGGCGTTCTATCGTCGACTATTACTTCAATAGGTCAATGGTTTGGCGGTCTTTGGAATGGCATTGTTGGAGTCTTTGGTGGTGCGGCAGGCTGGTTCAGCGGTGTTTTTCAAGGCGCCTGGAACGCTATTGTTGGGGTATTCAGTAGAATGCCTGGATTTTTCGGCGGCGTTTGGAATACTGTCGCGGGCATGTTCGGAAAAATAGGTAGTTTCGTCGGCAATTCAGTAGGTGGAGCGGTTAAAGGTGCTGTAAATGGTGCGCTTGGCATGGTTGAGCGAATGGCGAACGGATTTATCAATACGATAAATGGCGCTATCGGATTAATCAATAAAATTCCAGGCGTGCACATAGGCAATATCTCACAACTGCATATTCCTCGATTGGCGACGGGTGGTATCGTGCCACCGACAAACGGAGGATCGATCATTTACGCTGGTGACGGCGGACAAAATGAGTGGGTTGTTCCAGAAAGCAAAATGGCAAGTTTGGTCGCTCAAATTAATAAGCGTACAAATGGCGATGTTGGAGGATTAACAAAACACATCGTAGTTAATAACACGTATAATGTTCGCGACAAGGTCGATGCTCAAATGGTAGCGAGCGATTTGGGGTATTTGTTAAGCCAGGCTTAGGAGGATAAAATGTGGCAAGTATTTTTGAACGATTTTCAGATAAATGATCAGCTAATAGGTATGCATTTAGACGAGCCTATTGAAGGATTGGCTGGACTACCTGCAATTCGAACATCTCAAGGTACGAATTTGGGGGCAAATGGTGGCTGGACAACAAAGCAGCTATACGAACCTCGTTTTATCTCATTCAGTGGACGAATTTTTGGCAGAACAGTGGCGGAAGTTGAAGATAGACGACGAGAATTTTCGACTATTTTAGCTAAGATAGTCAGAAACAAAGGCACTCTTCGCATTATCACGCCAGCGGGACACGTTTATTCTACAGAGGTAGTACTGATTGGCGTTGATATGCCGATTAATAAAGTGTTGAATCTGGTTGAGTGGAAAATAAACTTAAAGGCTGACGACCCATTGCTGTATGACAACAGCGACGGAGAACTTCTAGCAACAATACGAAAAACTCGACAGGGTGGCTTTATCATACCGTTCGAACTTCCTCTTTATATAAGCCCAGATGAACAACCAGCAACAGTGAATAACTCTGGAAACGAAACAATACTACCGAATATCATTATTAGCACCAAAGCGACCAACCCGAAAATCATCAACCGAACGACAAATCAATCGATGGAAATCACTGCAGTAGTTAAAGACGGCGACAAATTGGAGATTGATATGAAAAATAAGACGATATTACTCGATGGAATGAATATTTATGACCTACAGACGGCTGGCTCTAACTTTTGGGGGCTAATTGCTGGAGACAATCGAATCGAACTACAGACAGATATTCAAGACGAGCGAACCGAGGCGGAACTGAGATTTAGAAGCGGGTTTATAGGTATTTAGATATGGCAGATTACAAAATTGAGGTTTACAGTAAAAACGGAAAATGCCTGGGCGATATTCGTCATCTGGCTCAAGGCTTGAAGTGGACCGAACAGAGAAACGCCGCCGAGACTGTCAGTTTTCGTATGGATTTAGCGCGATATGAAGAATACGTCAAAAAAACAGGAATGCGACCATATGATTTTATGGACGCAGGTACGACAGATATACGAATTGTGAGAAATGGCAAGGACAGAATTGGCGCACATCTTATTAAAATCGATTTTTCACCAAACGACCCCTCAGTAGATATTGAATTGAGTTTTACTGGTTATCTCAATTACTTCAAAGACGCGTATGTTGACGCGGCCTACAATAATGTCCGCCAAGGAGATATTATGTGGGGCGTCATTAATCAGTATCAAAACAAACAGGACGGAGATTTTGGCATACGTCGCGGCGAATTTACTTCTTTAGGAAAAAGTCCTCGTCAACGTAATCAGACCAGAGCCAACGTGAAGGATTTTCTAACGAGACTGAGTAATGTTATCGATGGACCAGATTTTCAGTTCACGCCCGACAAAAAGTTCAATACTTTTGACGCGATGGGTAATTATCGACCAGACATTAGACTAGTTTATCCCAAGAACGTTGCAGGATTTGGTTTTGAGCGCTCGGTGGATAGTTTAGCCAATTATGTTATTGGAATCGGGAGTGGAAACGGCGACGACGCTATTGTGGCTACAGCTACAGATCCATTCTCACGACAAGCGTTATATCGTCGCGAAAAAGTCGTTACATTTAGCTCTGTCGAGAAAGAGTCGACGCTTCAAGAAAATACGAACGGAATTTTGGAGATGTTGAAAGATGTTCGCGAGCTACCGAGTTTTACTCTGTCTGACGGTATTCTAGACTTAAATGACGTTGGTTTAGGAGATACGATTTACGCCGAAATGAATGGTTACATTATGTTCGAGCATATTCACGGATTTTACAGGATCGAAAAAATCGAGGTAACGGTTGACGAAAATGACGCAGAAGAAGTAAAGCTGACATTCGATAATTTAAACGTAGATAACATCATCTCACAGCAAGAGTAAATATGAACAGATTGACGGAATTAGAAGAGCAGAACATAGTCGGTGTTTTATCTAGAATCAGAGCCAATCACGCAGATTCAAAACTAATATCACAACCGACTAGTGTTACATCTGGCGTTCGTACCTATCAATCCCCAAACAGCGAAAATTGGGATACTTTTGAATTCGTGCGCAGAGGCTCGTCAACTACGACCGACAAAGTGCTATTAACTAATACTGGCGGACCGCTGAATATGAGACTCCTGGCTATAACGACGATATTCGAGCCAGCCAATCAAAATTCGCCAGTCGTTTATCCGTTTCTCGATATTATGCTAGGAAATCAGCGATGGGAGCCGTTTTATTCGCCGTCTTTAGGGCTGGTATTCACAAATAGAGATAGTAGCTTCACGAGCATCTTATCCGCTGAATATTTGATAGACAATACCGATTACGGCGCGAAAAAGTTAATTTATAAATACGAAACTAACGTCAACTATGGTGTCGGCAGCAGCTCTGGAGAATACTTAAAAATGAGGTTTCGAGTGCGCAGTACTGACCGCGGAAAAACTAAAATCAAGGTGGTCTCGTATGAGTAGAAGCAGAATTAACGTTGGAGATATCATAGACGAAATCGCCAACATCAAAAGAGAAATGAACGACGAGAAAACGCGTCAAATTATCGGTGGCGACCAAATTAAAATGAAGTTATCCGCTTCTAATTCTCAGTGGGATATGTCTGTCGCTCCAAACAGACCAGGACAATCGGCTAACAGCAAGGGCTGGACCGTAGTTATTGTTACAGCGCGATCAAAAAACAGCGGAAATTTAGTTGGTAGACTAGCGATTCAATCAAGCGCGCTTGATGCAGTTTATTCAGTCATAGGAATACCTCTGTCGCCGTCTCAAAACAACGTGATGAAATGGTTTGTTCCAATTTTCGGCACAATGGGGCAGCCGATAAACTTAAAGTTTCAGATTATCGCTAACGATATGTGTGATATTAATTTTGAGGAGTGGACGCCGTGGCAGTAAATAGGCTTGAATCAGAACCTGACATTTTATACGAATTAAAACAACTAGAGAGATGTCAGCGTGAAAAAAAAGAGCGTCAAATTGTCGGAGCTGACGCCGTTAAAGTATTTAAGATATCGACAAATTTTAATTGGGATTACTCACAACAGCTACCGACGATGCCGAATGGATTGCAAGGAAAAGAATTTAATGTGACATTTCGCTCAGATAAAAATGTGGCGGGGTTATCCGTCCACGCGAAATATGAAATTGTCGGCGCGCCAAACGCTCGGTTGTCGATACACACTATCGGTCAATTCGTTTCAGATCCAAAAAATCAGAAATTCACAGTGCGAGTTGAGCATTTTGGAAATGAGGTGGTCAGGATTAAGTTTTTCGTCATAGCGACAGGTAGAGGTTCACTTAATGTGATATAATTATAGTAATAAAATTGCGACCGCTCGGTGGCAATTTTTCTTATTCAGCCCTTCTGGCGGCGCGGAAAGGTAGAATTATGA